GCATCGGCGGTGGTTCCAACACCATCCCGGCGGCCGCCAAGACGCCCGCAACCTTCACCCCGGTCACCACGCCTCTCAAGGCGCTGATCGGTGACGCCCTCGTCGATCACTTCATCGACACGACCATGGGCAACAACAACAACCAGACGGCGGTCCAAGTCGCGTCGAAGGCCAAGGGCCTCGGCCGCGAGTACCAACGTCAGTTCATCCTGGGCGATTCGGCGGTCGACCCGCTCGAGTTCGACGGTCTGGCCAAGCTGATGCCGGCTGCTCAGACGATCGACGAAGCTTCGGCTCCGCTGACCCTGGAAATGTTGGACGAGGCGATCTCCGGTGTGAAGGCCAAGGACGGCGCGGTGGACTTCTTCGCAATGCCTGACATTGCGATCCGCAAGTACTTCTCGGTGCTGCGTGCGGCCGGCGGCGCGACCATCGGCGAATTCCGCACCATGCCGGACGGTCAGCAGATCCCGGTCTACCGCGGCGTCCCGATCTACCGCAACGACTACATCCCGATCCTGAACCCGGGCGGCGCGGTCCGCGAGACGGACATCTACGCCGGCTGCTTCGACGACGGTTCGCGCAAGACCGGTATCGCGGGTCTGACCTCGGTGGTGCAGAATGGCATCTTCGTCAGCTACGTCGGCGAAGCCGAACTGACGAACGACACCATCACCCGTCTGCGGTTCTACGCGTCGATGGCGATCTTCAGCGAACTCGGCGTGTTCAAGCTCGAGCAGGTGCGCGTCGCCGGCTGATCGAGGTCCGGCGTGTCGATCGCGATCAACAACACGCCACTATCTCCGCTCTGTAACTCATACGTGAGTTCGGCGGAGATGGGGCTGTATCTGCGTGACCGAGTGAGCGAGACGGTGTTCGATCTGTGGGACGCGTTGGACGTAGAAGTTCAGCGCACCTACATGGTCAATGCCACTCGCTTCCTGGACTACGCGGTGGAGTGGATCGGCGATCGATACTCCCGTGACCAGCGACTCGACTGGCCGCGGGTGAACGCCTTCTTCGACGGCTACTACCTCGACCCCATCACGTTCCCACAGCAGGTCATGGACGCTGCCTGTGAGATGGCGCGGTGGATGATGGAGAATGACGGCGTCATCTCCGTAGCTCAGAACGCGGCTTTTGACTCGATCAAGGTCGGGCCGATCGCCATCGACTTCAACGAAAACGTCTCCGGCACCAAGGACAAGTACTTCCCCGATGTGGTGGCGTACATCCTGTCCGGATTAGGGACTGTGCAGCCGCCCGATATCCCAGGATCGAATCGGCTGAAGCAAGTGAAACTGCAACGTGCTTAAGCAGACAGTCCTCGGCGCAGTCAGAACGGCCAAGTTTGCGTTGGACGATCTGGTGATTATGGCTAAGTTGGTGACCAAGGGCGAGGCAGTGCACGTCCCTGGTTCGGCACCCACTTATCCAGAGTCACTGAAGGACATCAGCATTGTGCTGGTGTCGTACAAGGCAAAAGAAATTGACGGTGATCGCATCAGGGCCAACGATGTGCAAGGCCTGGTCTTTCCAGAAGACGGAAACCCTGTGCCGAACACCAACGACGTGATTAGAGTACTGCCTGCTGATAGCGGGGCCTTCACGCCCGGCGATTATCGGGTGATCGTCAACGATAAGACATTTGCGGGGAACGCTCTGGCTGTATCCATCTGCCAACTTCGATTGCTATGATCTATGTCACTACGATTTCGTCTGACTGGCCAACCAAGAAGCAGTTAGACGAAATCGCAGAGGAAGGTGTTAGAGATATCGCTGGGCAGATCTTTCGTGCTGCAGTGAAATTCTCCCCGGTCTACAGTGGTGCGTTCCGAGCCAGTTGGCGGATAGCATTCAACGAGCCCAGAGAGGACGTCACGAACGGACGAGGCCCTGAAAACCCAATCCGCGGCGCGGCCTTCAGGTGGCCGTCCGGATTCAGATTAGGCGATATAGTGATTATCTCCAACAACCAGCCTTACGCTGAGTTGATCGAGTACGCGGGCTGGTCGAATCAAGCCCCGTATGGTGTGCTGAGGTTGGCCATTGCAAGTGTTCAGTACCTGTGAAATACGACGTTGTCCAACAGAGTCTTGAGGAGTTCGTGGTGGCCAATTGGTCACACACGATCGTCCAATACGACAATGTGGCATTCAACGCCGAACTTTACAGTGAGTACTTGCAATGCACGATTCGGTTCGGCGAGGCTGCTCAACGCACGTTGGTACGTGAGGGTTGCTACCGCCAAGTCGGTCTGCTCATGTTGACTGCAAAAGTGAAGCCGGGTACTGGCTCTGCCAGGAAACTAGCTCTGGCCACGTTGGCCGCTGACATGGTGAAGAACGTCGTGGTGCATGCGACGGCTCCGTTGATTGCACCGAATGTTGTGTTAAAGGTCCCCGACATGTTCAATGATGACAAGGAACGTGACGGTTGGGTGATGGCGCAAGTCAGTTGCCCGTTCTACTACGATTTCACGGAGTAACAATCATGGCTTCATCCGACACCACAGTCCTTCGCTACGCCTTGGAGACGGTCAAGGGCGTGACGCCGGACAATTCAGTCAAGGCGACTGGTACGTTGACCGGCTCGGCCAACTTCGCCAATTCGGAGACCGTCACCATCAACGGCAAGGTCTACACCTTCGAATCGGCATTGACCAACGTCGATGGCCACGTCAAGGTGGCGGCCTCGCTCGCCCTTTCACTGGTGAACCTCCAAAATGCCATCAACCTGAACGGCGCCGGCGTGCCCGGTACCGATTACGCCACTGCGACCACGGAACATCCGACGGTCGAGGCTCCTGCGACCACCGCCACCACCCTCACGGCGCGCGCCAAGGGCTCCGGCACCGCCGGCAACGCCCTGACCACGACGGAAGCCGCCGCCAATGCGGCGTGGGGCGCGGCCACTCTGACCGGCGGCGCGAACGCCACGGGCCTCACCCTGAAGCACATCCGTTACACGGGCGAGTCGATCAACTTCAACATCGAAAACACCAAGTCGGCTGAAATCACGCCGTCCCGTGTCGAGACTGACCTGATCCAGACGTCTGCCGAAGCCTCCGGCGACATCAACGCGGAACTCTCGTACGGCACTTTCGATGACTTCATCGAAGCGGTGATGTGCGGCACGTGGACGGCTGACGTGCTGGAGAACGGGACCATCCTGCGGTCGTTCCTGGTGCAGAAGCACTTTACCGACATGGACATCCAGCAGTACCACAACTACAACGGCATGTCCCTTGAAGGTTGGGACCTGAAGATGGAGATCGGCAAGATCGTCGAGAGCACCTTCAGCTTCATGGGGTTCGGCAACACGCCCACGGAGGGCCAGATCGGCGGCGCGACCATCGGCGACCCCACGGACACCCAGCCGATGAATGCGGTGACGAACGTCCAAGACTTCATCGTGGACTCAGTGCCGTACGGCGGCTGCATCAACTCGCTCGGCCTGAACCTCAAGAACAACATCCGAGCCATCCAGTGCTTGGGGTCGCTCGCCGCTCGTGACACCAAGCTGGGTACCTTGGAAGTGTCCGGCGACATGGATCTGTACTTCAGTGATGGCTCCATGTACGAGCGATTCATCCAAGGCTTGGAATTCCCGTTCAGCTTCCGTCTCGAAGACAATGACGGCAACAGTTATTCCATTGCCATTCCACGGGCGAAGTTCGAATCCGCGGAGGTGGTGTCTGGGGGCAAGAACTCCGACGTCATGCTCAGTGGTAAGTGGCGTGGCCTCCTCGACGGCACCTCCGGGAACGTCATCGAGATCACGCGTGATCCTGCGTAATCAACCATAGGACATTCAAATGTTCACCGTAGATGCTGACCTCTCTCAACTGGAATCCGGAGTCTGGGGCGAATTCTCAGGCTCCGAATTCCTGATCGCACACATCTCCAACAAGAAGTTCCAGCGCTGTCTGGCACGGCTGCAGCAGCCGCACAAGAAGAAGCTGGAGCAGGGCACCCTCGATCCCATCGTGAATCGGGACATCCTCGCCAAGGCGATGGCCGAAGGCCTGGTCCTCGACTGGCGCAGGGTCGTCAATTCGACGAAGCAGGACGTGCCGTACACCAAAGAGGCCGTCGAATCGGCGCTCAAAGCGGATCCTGAATTCCGTGACTGGGTCAGTGAGTACGCACTGAACCTGGCCAACTTCCGCAAGGAGGTCATCGACGAGATGGGGGAAGACTGACGGCTTGGGTCGTCTGGCAGGGCGAGTGGGGTAAGAAGCGCAAGTTCCTCGAAGAGATGGAGGAGAAGACTGGCGTGACCCCACCAGCTCTGTTGAGGGAGCCCAACAGAGCTGGTGGGGTC